GGGCCTTGCCCCCGTCTACGGGTCCCCGATTCTTAACGATCTTGCTTCACCCATAAGCGCCTGCGGCTGATCCCCGCAGGAAGGAAGCCCCGGCAACCAGAGATGCCGGGGCTTCCGCCATCTCTGGGAGCTGAAATGGCTGAGCGCCTCTGTGTCGGGTGCAAAATCCCGTTCGAGACCAACCCCCGTGAGCGAAATCCGAAGCGTTGGTGCAGTCCGAAGTGCTATCGGTGGTCGAAACGTCACCCCGGCGAGCTGCGGCCCGTAACGCGCGCGTGCAACCAGTGCGGCGCGGACATCACGGCCTCGCAGCGCACGAAGTTCTGCTCGCGGCGGTGCACGGAGATCGCCAATGGGCAACGCCTTCCCGGGCCGCTGCCAGAGCGCACCTGCGAGCTACCCGAGTGCGGCAAGCGGTACCAACCGCACTTGACCAACCAGCGGGCGTGCTGCGAACGGCACGGCCAGGTGCTCTGGAATCGCGAGTCGCGGGCTGACGGCCGTCAGAAGCCGGAGCCGTGGACCGAAGAGCGCAGGCAGCGGTGGAAGCGTCGCCAGGAGGCGAAGAAGGCAGCCTCCACCGGCCGGCCCGTGGTCCGCCAGGACATCGGCGACCGCGACGGCTGGATCTGTTACCTGTGCGACCGACCGATAGACCGCACGCTGGTTTGGCCGGACCCGGAGAGCGCGACGACGGACCACGTCATACCCCTGAGCAAGGGTGGCGAGCACGACCCCGACAACGTCCGGATCACCCATGCGCGGTGCAATTCCGCAAAGGGCAACCGGCTGCCTGACCAACTCCTGACTGGCTGAGCGCAACGCCCGGCAACTGCCGCAACGGCATAGGAGAGATGATGAGTGGAATGGGGCCGCCCCCGAAACCGGCGTCTCAACGTCGCAGAACAAACCCGACCATCGCCATGACCCGACTGCCCTCCGAGGGCCGCCGTGGCGAGGCTCCCGAATGGCCGCTGTCCTCCAGCGCCGCCTACGACCCGGACCTGTGGGCCGAACTCTGGTCCACGCCTCAGGCGGTCGCCTGGGAGCAGCTCGGCGCCGGCACCATCCGCGTTGTGGCCCGCTACGTCGTCCTGCTGGCTGAGGCTGACGTCGGCGAGCCGAAGGCCGCGATGGAAGTCCGCCAGCTCGAAGACCGCCTCGGGCTGTCGCCGATGGCGATGCTCCGCCTTCGCTGGGAGATCGCTCCTGACGAGGTGGCCGAGATGCGCGAGCGGCGATCGCCGTCGCAGGCCAAGGTCAGCGCGCAGTCTCGGATGCACCTGGTGGATCCCGCAGCCGTAGGCCAGTGACGTGCCATGGCGGGGCCCGCAGTACCTCGGCGAGTTCCCCTCGCTCGGCTGGGAGGTCGGGGCGTGGATCCAAGAGCACTGCGTCATCCCTGACGGTGACCACCTTGGCGAGCCGTACATGCTCACCGACGAGATGTGGGCCTTCCTGGCCTGGCACTACCGCCTGAAGCCGACCGCGATCGCCGAGGACTGGGCTGCCGCCTGGGCCTATCGTCGCTCGCAGCTCGTGCGCCCGCAGAAGTGGGGCAAAGGTCCCCTGAGCGCGGCGATAGTGTGCGCTGAGGCCGTCGGCCCGGTCCGCTTCGCCGGCTGGGATGCCGCCGGGGAGCCGGTCGGCCAGCCCTGGGCCACTCCGTGGATCCAGATCACCGCCACCAGCGAGGACCAGACGGACAACGTCTACCGCGCGCTTCAGCCGATGATCGAGGAGGGCCCGCTCGCGGACCTGATCCCGGACACCGGCGTCACCCGGATCAACATCCCGGGCGGCGGCTTGATCGAGCCGGTCACGTCGTCGAAGAACGCACGACTTGGCCAGCGCTTGACCTTTGCAGTACAGGACGAAACGCACTGCTGGGTCGAGACGAACGGCGGCCACGCGATCGCCGCGACCCAGCGCCGGAACCTGTCCGGCGTTGGCGGCCGGTCGGTGGAGACCACGAACGCGTGGGATCCGTCAGAGAACAGCGTGGCTCAGCGCACCGCGGAGTCCGCCGCGCGGGACATCTACCGCGACCACCGCATGGCCCCGCCGGTGCCGCTGACGAACCGCGCCGAGCGTCGCCGGGCCCTGCGGTTCGCCTACGGCGACTCGGCGAAGCGCCCCGGCGGCTGGGTCAGCATCGACCGCATCGACGGTGAGCTGCTGGAGATCGCCGAGCGCGACGAGGCACAGGCCGAGCGCTTCTACCTCAACCGGATCGTGGCCGGCACCGGATCGTGGATCGCCCGCGACGAGTGGGACCTGCTGGCCGCCCCGATGGACCTGCCGCAGCGGCCCCGGGTCGTGCTCGGCTTCGATGGCTCCGAGGTCGACGACTGGACCGGCATTCGCGCCGAGACCCTTGACGGGTATCAGTTCACGCCGACCTACGGCCCGGATGACCGCCCGTGCTACTGGAACGCTGCCGACTGGGGCGGCCGGATGCCGCGGCTGGAGATCTCCGCAGCGATGGACGACCTGATGCGCCGGTTCGACGTGGTCCGCGCCTACTGCGACGTCCGCTACTGGGAAACCGAGATCGACATTTGGGCGGACCGGTATGGCGATAAGCGCGTCGTCCGCTGGTACACGCACCGCGAGGTGCCGATGCACGCCGCGGCCGAGCGACTCGTGACGGACGTGCGCAAGGCGGACACGAGTTTCCGCCACGACGGCTGTCCGGTCACCGGAGCGCACGTGGCGAATGCCCGCAAGGCGGCCCGCCCGAGCGACCGCTACGTGCTCCGCAAGGCGTCCGTACACCAAAAGATCGACCTGGCGATGTGCAGCATCCTCGCCCACGAAGCAGCCGGTGACGCAATCGCCGCCGGCCTGAACAAGCCCCGCAAGAGCGGCCGAATGGTGGTGATGAGCTGATGGACCTGACGCCTCAGGAATGGCTGGTCCTGCTGACGCGCCGCCACACGCAGCTGCTGCCGGACCTGGAGGCGCTGGACCGGTATTACGAGGGCCTTCAGCCCCTGTCGTACATGCACCCGCAGCTGGTCACCGAGATCGGCGACCGTGTCCGCCAGGTGGTCATCAACTGGCCGCGCCTGGTGGTGGACAGCGTCGAGCAGAGGTTGGATGTCGAAGGCTTCCGCTTCGCAGTCCCCGGCTCGACGCCCGACCAGGACGACGCCGATCAGGCCACCGCTGACGACCTGTGGCGGATCTGGCAGGCGAACAACCTCGACGAGCAGAGTCAGCAGGCCCATGTCGACGCGCTGGTGATGCGCCGCAGCTTCATGATCATAGGCTCGAACCCGGACGACCCCATTACTCCGCTGATCACTGTCGAGTCGCCGCTCCAGATGGAGGTCGATTACGAGCCGGCCACTCGGGCCGTGCGCGCAGCGATGAAGCGCTGGTATGAGGTCGACCCGGTGACCGGCGCCATCCGCGACGAGAAGGCCACGATCTACCTTCGGAACCAGACCGTGCACTACGCGAAGACGGTCCCGAGCGGCTGGTCGGTGCAGGCCGTCGACGAACACAACCTCGGCGTGGTCCCGGTAGTCCCGATCGTCAACCGCGGCCGCCTGCTGAATCCCGGCGGTGTGTCCGAGCTCGCCGACGTGATTCCACTGTCGGATGCCGCGTGCAAGATCGCAACCGACATGATGGTGTCCGCCGAGTTCCACGCGATGCCGAGGCGGTATGCCCTTGGGTTCGACCAGGAGGATTTCACCGACGCCTCCGGCAACCCGATCTCGACGTGGCAGCAGCTGGCCGGCCGGATCTGGGCGACCGCGAAGAACACCAAGGACGACGGCGTGGCCGTCGGCCAGTTCCCCGAGGCGAACCTCGACAACTTCCACGCGACGCTCAACTCCCTGGCCCGCCTCGTCGGCTCCCTGGCCGCCCTGCCGCCGCACTTCCTGGGCCTGTCCACCGACAACCCGCCGTCGGCCGATGCCATCCGGTCCTCCGAGATCCGCCTGATCAAGCGGGCCGAGCGGCTGCAACGGGCGTGGGGCGGGTCGTACGAGCAGGCGATGCGCCTGGTGCTGCGGATCCGTGACGGCAAGTGGGACCCGCGGGCGCGAGCGCTGGAGACCCGATGGGGCGACCCGGCCACGCCGACGTTCGCGCAGAAGGCTGACGCCGCGGTGAAGCTGAAGGCCGGCGGGATCTTGCCGACCGAGGCGACATGGGACCTGCTGAACTACACCGCCGTGCAGCAAGAGCGCATGAAGCAGCAGTTCCAGGCTGAAGCGGACCGCGCCCTTGGCTCGGAATTCTCCGCGCTGCTCGGCGCGCAGCGCCAGTCCGCCGCACCGACGCCGGCCACGCCCGAGTCGTTTCCCGCCCCCGCCCTGACGTGACCGACCTACGCGAGGTCGCCCGGGCCTGGCGCCAGCATCAAGCCTCGATCGCGCGCTCAACGGTCATCCGGACCGCGGTGGCGTGGTCGACGCTGGATCAGAACGACCTGTCCGGGTCGTGGTCGGCGAGCGTGGGCCCTGCGATGGTCCGGACTTTGACGGCCGCGCAGCGCCTGGCCACGGTCGGTGCGAGCCGGTATGTGGCGGCGGCGGTGGGCGCGCAGGAGGGCGATCCGGCTGCCGAGGGCACGGTGAATTCCACGGCTTTCGCCGGCATGTCGGCCGACGGCCGGACGCTGTCCGGGCTGCTGTACGTGCCGGTGATCCGCACCAAGACCGCTATCGGCGCCGGCCTGCCGGTGCGCGAGGCCCTGGCTTCCGGCGCGAACGAGCTGGCCATGCTCGTCGCGAACGAGGTCGCCGACGCCGGGCGCAACGCCGCAGGCGTGGCGATGACCGCGACCCGCTCGGTACACGGTTACGTCCGCATGGTGTCCGGCTCGGCGTGCTCGCGCTGCATCATCTTGGCTGGGCGGCACTACCGGTGGCACGCCGACTTCAAACGCCATCCGCGCTGTTCATGCACATCGGTACCCGATATCGAGAACCGCGCCGGGGACATCTCGACCGACCCGCACGCCTTTTTCGACCACCTGTCGCCTGCGCAGCAGGACAAGCGGTTCGGCAAGGCGGACGCGCAGGCGATCCGCGAGGGCGCGGACATCAACCAGGTGGTGAACGCCCGCCGCGGGCTGTACGAAACGAAGGTCTTCGGCCGCGACGTGCAGGCCACCTTCGAGGGCACGACCCGCCGCGGTGCCGCTCGTCGGCAGATGACGGCAGCGGGCGTGCGCGGCCCCCGCCTGTCGGTGGCTCAGATCTACGCCGACGCCGCCGAGGATCGTGACCTCGCGATCAGCCTGCTGCGTCGCTACGGCTACCTGACCTGACCCCGCAACGGGGTCGGCACCACAACCCGCAACGGGAGACACCATGTCCGACTCCACCGACCCCGCCGCGCCGCTCGACCCGGCCGCGGCGACGCCGACCGATCCGGCCGCCGCTGGCGATCCGGCCGACCCGGCGCCGAAGGACTGGCGAGCCGAGGCCGAGAAGTGGCAGAAGCTCAGCAGGCAGAACGAGGCCAGGGCCAAGGAGAACGCGGCGGCGGCCAAGCGCCTGACTGAGATCGAGGACGCCGCCAAGACCGAGGCGGAGAAGCTCGCCGAGAAGCTGGCCGCCGCCGAGGAGCGCGTGACCGCCGCGACCAAGCTGGCCGTCGCGGCCCGGGTGGAGGCGATGGCCACCGGCCGGTTCGCCGATCCGCAGGACGCGGTCGACGCGCTCGGCGGCGGCTTCCTCGACGACGCCGGCCAGGTCGACACCGCAGCGATCGCCACGGCGCTTGACGCGCTGCTGGAGCGCAAACCGCACTGGGCCGCCCAGGCGACCCCGGCCGGTCCGCGCGCCCCCGCCCCGGATCCCGCACAGGGCGCCCGCCCCGGAGCGATCCCGACGCTGGACGCGCAGATCGCCGAGGCGGAGCGGACCGGCGACATCAAGGCCTCGATCGCCCTGAAGTCGCGCAAGTTGCGCGAGATCCAGACCGCCCGCAAGTAACCCCGGCAGGTACGCCCTGCCCCAACCGATGAGGAGCCCCTGAGATGGGTGCTGTTTCCGGGCAGGGAACGACATACAACCTGCCGAACTACCACGGGGAGCTGTACCAGGTCACCCCGACCGAGACCCCGTTCCTGTCCGCGATCGGCGGGCTGACCGGCGGCAAGATGACCAAGAGCGTCGAGTTCGAGTGGCAGACCGAGGACCGCCGCACCTCGACCGCGAACAACTCGGTGGTGGAGGGCGCCGCGGCGCCGACCGCGGCCGAGCGTTCCCGCTCCAACGTCTCCAATGTGGTCGAGATCCACCAGAGCGCCGTCGAGGTGTCCTACACCCGCCAGGCCGCGACGGGGATGTACTCCGGCATCAACATCGGCGACAACGACAACCCGGTCGGCGACGAGCTCGACCACCAGATCATGATCGAGCTTCAGTCGATGGCCGTCGACATCGAGATGTCGTTCCTGTCCGGCACCTACCAGAAGCCGGCGAACAACTCGACCCCGCGCAAGACCCGCGGCCTGCTGACCGCGATCTCCACCAACGTCAACGCCAACGGCGGCACCAACCGGGCCCTGACCAAGGCCATCGTCGACTCGACGCTCCAGACGATGTTCAGCAACGGCGCCCGGCTGCCCCAGGCCTCCACGGTCTTCCTGCTCGGCCCCGGCCAGAAGGTCGCGCTGTCGAACCTCTACAGCACGGCGGTGCTGAACCAGCCCACGATGACCCGCAACATCGGCGGTGTGGCGATCGACACGATCGTGACCGACTTCGGCACCTTCGGCGTGATGCTCGACCGCTGGATGCCGACCGGCCAGATCGCGATCGTCGACCTGTCGGTCTGCGCGCCGGTGTGGCTGGAGATCCCCGGCAAGGGCCTGCTGTTCGCCGAGCAGCTGGCGAAGACCGGCGCCTCGGAGAAGTGGCAGCTCTACGGCGAGATCGGCCTGGAGTACGGCGCCGAGACCTACCACGGCCTGATCAAGGACCTCACGTAAGGAGACGCCCGATGGCGCGATTCACCACGGCCCGCTACCCGGGCCTGACGCTCCAGGACGACAAGGGCATCTGGGCCCAGTTCACTGACGGCGCCTTCGAGACGACCGACGCGGCCGTCATCAAGCGACTGAAGGCCCTGCCGGAGGACTACGGCGTGTCCGTCGCCACCAAGGCCGGTGCGGCCGAGGACGGCGGCGAGGACCCGAAGGCCGAGGACCCGGCCAAGACGGGCGAGAAGTAGCCGATGACGGCCCTGGCGACGCTCGACGACCTGGCCGTCAGGCTCGGGCGGTCGCTCACGGCCGCCGAGATGGGCCAGGCCTCCGCGTGGCTGGACGACGCCACCGCCATCATCGTCGACCGTTTCCCGCAGTACGCGACCACGCCCACGGCGGCCTCGACCGCGGTGTGCTGCGCGATGGTGCGGCGGGTGCTGCTCAATCCGGGCGGGCTGCGTTCGGAGACGGTGGACGACTACTCCTACACGCGTGACACGGTGCTGTCGGCCGGCGAGCTGTACATGACCGACAGCGAGATCGACGCGCTTCGTCCGGTCCGGACCTCGGCGTTCAGCATCACGCCGTATACGCCGCCGGTGACGACGTGATGAACCCGAGTCCGGCCGTGCTCGCGGGCCGTGCGGCTCACGCCGCGCTGATGCTCGACACCTGCACCATCACTCGCGGCGGTACCCGGACCTACGACCCGGTAACGCAGTCCTACGTCACCACTGGCGGCACCACGGTCTACACCGGCCCGTGTCGCTTCAAGACGTGGCGCGGGAACGAGGAGCAGGCCGCCGAGGCGGAGGTGAACGTGCAGAGGTACTACCTTGACCTCCCGCTGTCCGACTCACCCCCGCAGGTGGCCCGCCGCGACGAGGCGACCATCACTGCGTCGCTCAACCCCGCCCTGACCGGCCGCGTGCTCGTCATCACCGACGTGGAGCCCGGGACCACCTCGACGGCGCTGCGCTGCACCGCGGAGTTCGTGCAGTGAGCGAGATGTTCGCCGAGACCGAGGCCCTGGCCGCCGATCTCGCCGCCACCCCGCTTCGGCTCGCCGAGCTGGTGCCGCCGGTGGTGTCGAAGGGTGCGCTGAACGTCAAGAACGACTGGCGGGCGAACGCTTCGGGCAACGCGCACGCCCCGCACTACCCGGCGTCGATCACCTACGACCTCAAGGCGGACGCCACCGGCG